TCGTCCAGAGTGAAGTCAACGAAGAAGTCCATCGCTGCGAGGTATTTGTTGACCAATTTATTGATGATCGGTACATACTGCCGAATGATCTTGGTCTTTATGCCACCGTCCTTCAACATATGCCCAGCAATTTCCAAGACCTCACGGTCTTTGACCAGTTGTTCTTTCTGTTCGCCTCTTGTCTTAAGTTCGGCGTTCAATGAATCAATCTCAGTCGATGCTTCTGTCGGCAAATCTTTCTTAGCTTTTAGTCCACTGATCTTTGTATTGTATTCTTCGATGCGAGTGTGGGTTGAAGTAATATCCTGCTGAATGGTCAGGATCTCTGCCTGACAGTTCTGAATCTTCACCTGTACTTTATGAATCTCAGCAAGACGATTGGTTAGCTTTGTTTGCTCGACAGTCAACTGTTCGATTGCTGAGGTTGTCTCATCAATCATCTTGGTGGTCTTATCAATCTTGTCTGTCTTAATTTGAACATCAATCGCTTGTTCACAAGTAGGACAGTGATCGTTGTTGGTAAAGAAAGTCAGTCGCTTGTTTGCTTTGTGTTCTTTATCACGCAACTTTTGTAACAGATCAGATGCTTTGATTGACTTCTCTTGCGTTTTATCAGAGTCGCCAATCAAACCCAACAGACCTTCGATCTCTTTCTGAATCTCGCTTGCTTCAAATGATTCTTCAGCGATGTATGCTCTCAGACCGTTGCGCTCATTGACTAACTCAATGATCTGTGCGTCGATGTCCTGTTGAAGTTGAGCAAGATACTTGTTCTGTACTTCAATCTTGTTATCTATCAACTCAATTTGATAAGAGATTTCAGTCTGTTCGTTTTTGTTTTTAGACAGTCGATCTTTGAGCAGTGTATTCATGTGACTAAAGATCTGAATGTCAAGAAGATCTTCAATCACTTCTCTGCGGTCATATGCACTGAGTTGCATAAATGGGGTGAAGGTTGCCGACCCAAGGATGACAACCTGCGTGAAGGACTTGTAGTTTAGTTTGAGGATCTGATTCTCAAGAATATCTTGGTAATCTTTAGCTGCTCCTGGCTGATCAACAAGTTTGTCGTTCTTGATGATCTCAAAAACATTTGGTTTTATGCCACGCCTAACTTGGTACTGATTTGTACCTATGTGAAAGTCAATTTCAACAAGCAGTTCTCGCTCGTTGACTGAGTTCATCAGCTGTGGCTTTTTGATGTTGCGGAATGGCTTGTTAAATAATACAAAAGTCAATGCATCAAGAACAGTTGACTTGCCTGCGCCGTTTTCACCTACGATAACTGTAGAAGGAGAACGGTCTAGCTGAATTTCAGTAAACACATTCCCTGTTGAAAGAAAATTCTTCCAACGGATCTTTTCAAAATGTAACATAATTAAATACTCGTGGCAATCGCTTCATTATATAGCGAACGCATCAAAGAGTCAAGTCTTTCCTTTGGAACATTATCAGGCATCTGTTCAATGTACTTAGACATTATGGTCAATGTATCTTCCGCTTCATCCATAATTTCTTCTTCAGACTCAAGATTCAGATTAAGATTGTCATCTACAACTTGAATGTGAATCGGATTAACTTTAAACAGTTTGTCCATAAACAGATCAAACCAGTATGGATTATCACAGTTCTGCTTGATCACTTTGACATAGGTGTCTCTGTAATGTTCAAAGTCAAAGTCAAGCAGCTGTTCTACTGCCTTACCATCATCAGAGTAGAAGATCTTGTGAAACATAGAGTATGGATTGCGAATGTGTTCCAACTCACGTGTTTCGGTATCATATACATGGAATCCCTTAGGATCTTGATAATCAATCCAAGTCATTTCATATGGACAACCCAAGTACTGAATGTTGCTAATCTTATTACGATGGTGGAAATGACCAGAACAAACTAACTCAAACTTGTCAAAATATTTGGCAGACATACCATGGACATTCTTATTGCCACGATCCATGTATGCGCCATTAATATCTAGATGCCCAAGGCAAACAGGAGCAACGGTGTTGTTAATTGATTCGATTGCTTCATCCCAGTTCTGTGCGTTGATCCATGGCATCAACAGAATAGGATAGCCATCGAACATAACAGTTTCTGGCTTCCAGTAATAACTTACATGACTGTCGCCAAACAACTCTTTCATTGAGTTGATTTCGTTGGTGTTCTTATAAGGCACATCATGGTTGCCGATAATAACATGAAGATCAATACCACGCTTTTCGCATTGATCAATAAACATGTCTTTCATACGACGCAGTGTTACATAACTAATATATTTCCTGCGATCGACAATATCACCCAAATGAACAATAGTAGTAACCCCTTCTGCATCGAGGTAAGGGAAAAAGGTTTCTTCATAAAATTTCTCAAAATAGTCAAGGAACGCAGCGTTGTCGTTGCGTGCACCGAAATGGGTATCGGTGATCAAAGCAATTTTCATTATCAATCCTCGTGGACAATCTTCTTCTTTCTTTTCTTACGCTTACACTCTTCAAAGTTCTCAATAAACTCAGACATGTACTCCTGAGTCCATTCATTATATTTGATGTCATCGTTGAAGTCAACCCCAGCATCATGGTCTTGAACATCTGAGGTTTCGTCAAAGATATTCGCATTTTCAGATGCTTTGTATTTGGTGTACAGATACTTCTTTTCTTTTTGAATACGACGCAGGAATGCATAGTACACGATCTGTGTGAAGTATGCGAAAGGATTGTTTGACTTCTCAGGATTGAAGTTGTCAATATATTGTAGGCAATTCTCGATACCATCACAAACCATTTCATCACGGAAACTATAATTGACGAAGTTGGGTTTGTATGATAGGTGAGTGGCAATCTTCATAATACAGTCGGCAACATACATCGGAACCTTTGGGCGTTCCATATTGTTTTGTTCTGCCTGCTGTACTTGTTCTTTAAAATCTACCATTGCTGCTAGAAAGTCTTTGTTATTTACATAATGCGGGTTTTTCTTTTTTTCTTCCGACATATCTAACCTCAGTGATATATTTTACTTGTGTTGTTTGCCATCAGTTCTAAACTGTCAGCAAGTTTTTTCCATTCTTCTGCTCGTTCAAGTTCCCTTTCACGTGCACGCTTAGGAAATAAAATGCGTTCAATTGCTTCAACATAATACTCTTGCATATCTTGGTTAGCATGAGCCATACCTACAATGTGATGCTGATGAATGTACATTATATTTTCTTCTTCCATCATAGGCAACCACTGATACGCTACCATGTTCATGCGAGTACCGCCAACTTGTTCAGTTTCAATCATCAGTGGATTAATAATGGTGACAATACGATCAGATGCATCAAGTACATCACACATGATTGTTTCGCCGCTGGTAAGTTTAAGAATTTGAACTGGCATAGTTTAACTTGATGTTGTATAGCTTGTACTCAAACTCCTCTTCGTTGTACATCTTTATTCGCACAGCGAAATGTTTGAGGGTGTGGTTACAGCTTGATTTATGGCAGAGGTCATCGGCAATGTCGTACAAGGTTGCTCGCTCTTTAGCATCTCCTTTACGGAGTCCTCGACCAATAGACTGTAGGTTGCGTATGCGAGACTTAGAAGGAGAACCAAATATAACATTGTGAAGATTGCGTATGTTGACCCCAGTAGAGAACGTCCCGTATGAGGCGATGATAATTGCACTCCGCTCTCCTTCAGTAATTCTTCTAACTTCTTCTCGTTGATCAGCATCTACACCTCCGTGAACAAAAAATACATGTCGATCTCCAGCTTCGGCTTTAATGAGATCATACAGTATTTTACCATGTTTCTCAACCATCTGGAATAGTAATAGTGTATTCCCTTTCCTCGTCAAAGTCAAGTTTTTGATAAAGTTGTTACGAGCAGTATTACTTACAAGGAAGTCCATTTCATCCTGATACTTTGCATTGTGCATTTGCTTACATACTTCAGGAGGATACTTGAGTACAAGACACTTGATACGAAACTCAGCAAGATGCCCTTCGTCAATCAGTTCTTTGGTTTGTACCACACGCATCACTGGACCAAACAAACCTTCAAGTACCAACTTGTTTGTTTGCGTACCATCAAGTGTACCAGTAAACCCAAAGCGATACTTGCAGTTGGGCAACTTCTCCATAATACTTGTAAGAGAGTTTGCTTTAAAGAGATGCGCTTCGTCACCGATAACTAAATCGAACTGATCAAAGTACGATCGGTGTTGCTTATAGATAGACTGCCATGTACTGATAAAAACTTTCGCTGAATCAGAAGATTTCGCTTGACCAGCCATGATGCAATGAGTATAATCAAATTGTCCTTCTGAATATGAGAGAAAATCTGTATTCATTTGAGACACTAGTGAAGTTGTAGGAACAATCACTAAAGCTCTTTTGACATCAGTTGCTAAGTAATACTTGAGCAGACTGTAAATAATAAAGGATTTCCCACTCGCCGTAGGCGAGAGAATTAAGGCACGGTGATTGCGAATAGCATGAGCAACTGCTCTTGTTTGATACTCACGAGGTGTATAGTTCGGCTCTTTAAGGAATTCTTCTAGTTCGTTAGTTGGGATATCTACTGTATCAAGTATCCCATCGTGTACTATAAACTCATACCCACGCTCTTCAGCAAAACGCTGTAGATGCTGAATCAATCCAACATAGATTTGTCGTGTGTTGACATTAAACAAACGGATTTTGCCGTCCCAGAATTTATTGCGAACGGCAGGCATAAACTTAGCACCTGGAACTTCAAACTCAAAATATTGAGATAACTCCTGTGCTGTACCACGATCGCAGTCTACCTTCAGAAACACTTCGTTCTTCTTATAGACTTCAATCTTATCCATTATATAGAGCCACTTGTAAATTTGTACCAGTCAATTGCTGACTTAATTTGAAAGTTGCGATTGTTCAAACTTTTAAT